CGGTACTTGTTGGATCGCAGGCAGTCGTGACGATATTCACGGTCTGAGGAATAGCGCCCGTGCCGGTGAAGTTAAAGCCGATATTGTTGCCATCGGTGTCAGCCTGGGACAGCGCGAACTTATACCACCCCGTAGTTCCATCCTCGGTAGCAGTTCCGGTAGCCGCAGCAAATGTGCCGTCAATGCACCGCCGCACCGTCCATGTAACACCGGATTTAATCCCTCCGGTGGTTGAATCAACCCCTTGGACGTGGATGTACTGCCCTGCCGTATTCTTCCGAAACATCAGAAAGCGCCCCCAATGATTGTTGTGGCTTTAGCGCCCCATGCAGGGGAGAACAACGGCTCTACCAATGCGTAGATGGCGACCATTCCAGCAGGCTGAACCACTGCGCCACCACCATAAGGGTTATTCAAGGTAGTTTGCCCGCCGCCTGTGATGTAGTCGTACCCTGCGCCGCCTGTGGTTTCCCTGTCGCTCTCACTTGTGTTTATGTGCGCGTCCATCTGTAAGCCGAGCCAATAGGCTGTAGATGGCGATATAGCCCAGTTTACCGCCCTTGTAAGCCACCCTGTTGTAGAGCTTGAATTAGTCGCCTCAACATTAAGCAGCACGTCAGCCACGCCTGCGCTGTCGGAATATAACCCGACTTCCCAGTTTGCAGTGTTTATCCCAACAGACCTATACCAGCCTATTTCAATGATTCTCGCCGGATACGCAGGAGACGTGTGTTTCGTCACGCAGGAGTTTCCATCAATCGTGATTTGCAGGCTAGCAGCAGGGTCGGTAGTCGGCGCTACCGTCACAAACCCGCTATTGGTTCCAAGTACAAGCGCCATTACTCGTAACTCGCTTTATCGGTCTTTTCGGGCGCTTCGACAATGCCAGGAACTGCGACCACGCCGGTCATTACGCCCATTTCATTGCGCTGGACAGTGAAGGTATAAGCGCAAGGTGCCATCGGTTTGTGTTCAGGAATCTCCACCTCTAGCTCAATCTTGCTGATGGCTTCGACGATGGGCGACAGGTCAATAGCCTTGGCTTCGGGGAATTGAATGCCGTTGATAGCCTTTACTAGCTTGCCTATGGCCGAGTTAAGGTCGATCTTGACCTCGGGGATGGCTATCCCGCTAACCGCCGTTACAAGCGCATTCAACGCCTCAAGCATGGCGGTATCTTCCGATTCCGGCGGGGCAGGCTGTATCTGTGGAGTCCGACCATTGAAGCGTTGTGCAGCAAATATCTGCTCTAAACTTTCGTTTAAGCCGGATAGCTTACCCACGCAGGCGGTCCACGATGTTGGTGATTCCGCTCATTACCGCGTCGTTCTCGATATCCTGTGCCTGTGCTTCGGCCAACAGCTTGGCGGCTTGAGCGCCCTTTCCCTTGATCTCTGCCAATGCCTTGGAGCGGTCAATGTCAGCCTCAAACCGCTTGGTTTCAGCTTCATAGGCACGAATCTGTAGCTCTTTGTCCTTCTGTTCGGCCTCCTTCATCTTCGCCTGTGCATCAATCTGCGCTTCCATTTGCTTGGTTTGGGCGCTCATCAGGTCGGCTTGGGCTTTGGCCTGCTCAGCTTGGGCGAGAACCATTGCCGGGTCGGGTTGCGGTTGCTGCTGCTGCGACTGCATTTCCTGCTGTTCTTCCTCGGTCAGCTCATCAGGCGACAAGACCCCGCTTGTGAACAACTGCCGCCGCTTCCGTTTGGCGATAATCTCCATCCCAGGCCCGTTCACGTTGTTGGCGAGAATATCCCCGCCCAACTGAATCACACTTGGGTCAACAGTGCCGAGCTTGGTCAGGGCGTCAACCGTCTGCCCTTGGCGATTAGTGAAGGAAGGTCCGGCAGTACACGTCACGTCATATTGACCTTCGGCTAAGTCGTGCAGGGTAATCACTCTGCCGGTCTGCTGGTCTTGTATCGTGGTACCGATCAGCTCCATGTCCACCGATCCGTCATCGGACAGGATGCGGACCTCGCGGCCTATGTCGTAAACCCTTGGAATGGCGTTGACAAGGATGCGCCCGGTCTGCCGTTGGGCGATGGTCCTCGCGTCAATGTACTTATTAGAGCCTACGTCGCCGCGCTCTTGCAGCAAGTCAATGGCTACACCGGATTGCAGGCCGGGGTTGTCGCCAAGTGACGCAGCGAACAGGCCCGCAGACATGGGTAATCCCGTCCTCATGGACTCCGAAATGATGCGAAGCCCTTCGTTTACCTGAGCGCCTCCGAGGTAGCCTGGATAGCCGGGCATTTCAGGGTCTGAATTGAAGATTTGAACGGGGTCGTTATTAGTGTTCAGCGTCTCAAGCGTTTGCTCATGACCCTGCGCCTGTTTCGGTGTCATCCAGTACTTTTTACGGGGAGCGAAAGCGCCGTCCTCGATTTCCCTTGTCATCGAATAGTTATAGACGCGCTGCCAGTCCATCATCTTCTCGACCGCGCCGTAGTATTCCACGCAGTCGTCTACATAATCGAAATTGGCGTAGCAGGGAACCAAGGGTATCCAGTTCTCAAAGACCGTCTCTTTGGCTTCCCCAATCCAATCGTCGTTATCGAAGATACGGGTGCAGACCTTCAACACAGAGCGCGTGCGGCGGCGCAGTTCGGTAATGCCCAATAAAGCCAATTCATCGGCCAAGGCTTCAAACTTCTCATCCACAACGTAGGTTTGGCCGTTGGACATGATGACCAGTTCGCGGTCTACAGGCTTCTTGTAGTAAAAGGTTCCGACTAAGATGAGGTCACTGCGCCCGCTGTACTGGAACCGAAAGGTGGTTTCGTCGGTGGACACGCTTGAAGGGACTGGCCGGTCGGGATACTTGGTGGTGTATTCGTCCTCGGTCATGCCTACCAGCTTCCACCCATAGGGCGCGTCTGAGCCGTCCTGTTCGGTGTGCGGGCCAAGCCAAACCCTGTTCAACCAATTGGGAACCGTGGCAATCATCAGGTCTTGGTCGAATGAGTCGCCATCCTGATACGCCTGGACCACTTCCCAGCCGTCACAGCCGTTGACAGCCATTGACCTGCCGCTCTTGCTGTAAATCTCGTTGGCGTTGGATATGGCCTCAATGTGCCTGACAATCCCCTCATATTTGCGGGCCGCTTCCTTGGACGCCTTCCCGCCTGCCGGAAGCACCTTGATGCTGTAGTCAGACTTGGCAATCGACCCGGTGATCTGCTCAATCATGGGGTTTGTCAGGTCGAAGGTATAGCGTGGGCGTCCGTTGTAGACCTCGCGCCAATTGTCCTCCCACTGCCCATCCCTGTCGTTTACGAACCTGTGAGCTTCCCTTGCAGCCTCACGGTTGTCGTGGTCGTCATCCTGCGCCTTCTTGAGCGCCTCCAACATCCATGCGTGGTCGTCGTAGTTCTTTTGGGTAGGCATTAACCTAACCTCGCAAATTTCAATTTGACCGGCTCTTCTGCCTTGCGGGTGAGCATCGGGAACAGCTCAGTAAAACCCCACACAAGAGCGTCGGCGCGGTCAGGGGACTTCAAGCCACCGTAGCCGCTGGTAGTCATGCCACAAAGCTGGTCCTCAATCTCGGGGAAGTAGCCAATGTGGTGAATCTTGCCTTGCTCGTACAAGGATGCGACAGGCTCTGCCCTCACAACCTTGCCCCTGGAAGCGGTCACATCACGGTAGGGTACATCGGGGTTTGCAGCCCTTATCACAGCCTCGACCATTGCACCGCCAAAGTTACGCTCGCCCACTATCCGGTCAGCGGAATGCCGGTTATAGGCGTCCGTTGCAATTCTACCCCAATCAGCGGGGCCGTAGTGACCACTCAAGTCCTCAAGCAAGTAGCCATGCCCATCGGTGCCAAGGGCGCAGACCGTGATGCCAATCTCATCTGAGCGGGTATCATGATCGCCTGAACAGCCGGAAGGGTCTACAGCCACCACCACGCGGAGGAAGTCGGGGATATTCTCCTCAAGCCTGCCCAGTTTTCGGTTGTTGGCTATCAATTCATCCGTCCACAAAGCCCCGTCAGTGTCATCAGTGAACCGGCCTAACAGGAAGCGGTTACGCGCCCTTTCCGGCAGGCTGTCCAACATGCTCAGGTATTCAGGGTCGAGGTTCTCCCGGTTGTCGGAAGGGTTAATCAGGTAAAGCCGGTAGTTGTCAGGGTTCTTGTCTGGCTGCCCGCTGTCCGGGTCTTTCTTCTCGACGAATCGGCGATAGGTCCAGTGCTTCTTGCTTGGCGGGTTGAAGTCGTAGTAAGCCTTTAGCCTCAAGCCTTCTGTCTTTTGGGCCAGTCGGGTCATTGCTAGGGTGATAGATGCGAAGGGTATCTGCGAGCATTCGTTGAAGTACAGGGTAGCGAACTCAAGCCCGAGTATCTTCTCGGTGCGCTCTTTGTCATCCAAGCCACAAAACCATATCTCTGAACCGTTGGGCAGCTTGAGAAACCAGTCTGTCTTGTTCAGGTCGCAGTGTTGCCAGACCCCAGGGAAGCAAAGCTCAAACACCTTTGGCAGCGTATCGTAGATGACTGAGGCTTTGATGGCGTTGAAGCGGTAGCGGAATATGGCGTGGCGGCTCTTTGGTTCCTTCAAGGCTCTCAGGACTACGGCGCGAACCAATAGGAACGTCTTGCCTGACCTTGAGCCTCCCCCTAATGCACAATGAGTCGATTGGCTAATCAGGCAGTCCATCGCGGAGTCTT